CAAACCTAAACGACAGGTAAAGGGTACATACAATGGTATGTGTGGTGGTGTATTAGCTATTGAGTATGCCACAGACACATGGTTTTTAGAACAGGATGAACTGGAACATGACACAGATACGCAAGCGAATGGCGAAGTTAATGCAGCCTATTGACAGGCAGGTAATGATGTGTGATGATCGTGAAGAAACTATGATGCTTGCATGTGCTATGCTTCAGTCCTGTATCACCATCCTTGATGCCAGCATAGGTACACAGGGACGCAAAGAAATAATAACTGACGCCAACAAAAAGGATTAAGTAATATGCCTAACAACATGATAATTCAAATGCCTAGTGGCATGAGACTGTCCATCACCCAAGGCGTAGGCATGATGGGTGACAGAGACAGAGGCTCTATTGAGGTAGGTGTGCTTGATAGCAAGGGCAACCTGATTGGTGATCCACGTGGCTATGTTGATGGCTCACAACTACATCAGATACTAGAAGGAATGCTGTCCCCTACTTATTTGGACTACCTGTAATGGTACTTACTGCCCTGTCCTGCATTGCATTGAACGTATACTTTGAGGCACGTAGTGACAACATGTCTGGTCAATATGCCGTGGCTCATGTTGTACTCAATAGGGTACAGGACAGCCGCTGGCCTAATGAAGTGTGTGAAGTAGTCACACAACGTAATGATAACAACGTCTGCCAATTCAGTTGGTACTGTGATGGTAAGGCTGACAAGCCTGATGATGAATATGCTTGGGCATATGCTCAGATGGTGGCGGCAGATGTACTACGTGGCGAAGTCCCTGACTTTACTGGTGGATCAACCCACTATCATGCGTACTATGTCAAGCCCTATTGGGCTGACAAGATGCTATACCAAGGAGACTACGGCTCTCATTATTTCTTTAGAGAAATAGATGGGCTGAACAGATAACACTTGCTATCGTTACTAGTATAGGTTATGATAGCTATACAACAGAGGCACAGTTGCCTTAACATTCCTGAAAGGAACAGACAATGGCTTTAGATTTTATTCCAGAGAACCTTGACTTCGCTGTAGCGTTTGAGGACACAAAGATGCACGACAAAAAGTATGTGCTTAATGCAGACACAGGACAGTACATGGGTATTGTTGGCAAAGGCTTTCAGTGTGCCAGCCACGGTGATTTCTTCCGAGGTGTATGGGACACAGTGACAGAGGAAATGTTACCTAATGAGGTAGTAGATGCTGACTTCACATGGCGTACTGCTAGAGGTGGGGCATGGGCAATGCTTGACATAACCCTACCCAACATGCGTAGTACTATAACTACAGACAAGCATGAGACTAGCATTGGCAATCGTATCATTAGTCTGCATGGCATTGATGGATCATGCTCAAACCAATCCTACTTTGGTGCTATTGATTTCTTCTGTACCAATGGCATGATTACTGGTGACTATGACAAGGTGCGTAAGAAGAACACAGCCAACTTTACCCTTGATGGTTTCATCTATGAGTTGGCACGTGCAAGGGCTAGTTTCTATGACAACGCTACAAAGATGCAGGTGTGGGCTAACACCTCAACCAAGTATGTAGATATTAAGTCCCTGCTTGATGATATGATTTCATCCAAACGTAAGGCAGAGAAAATGTTTCAGTTGTATAGCCATGAGGCCAGTGTACGTGGGCATAACAAGTTCTCTTTGTACTCTGCCTTCACCAACTATGCCAGCTATGCTGATGAACGTAACGGGTTCAGCCTCAAGAATACTGGCAATGACACACAGGCTGTAAGCATGTGGTCACGTGAGCAAGAGGTGAGCAAGTGGGTCAGTGATCCCAAGTTCATCACATTGGAAGCTGCATAATGACTAAGTTGCCACGATATGTACAGCCACGTAAACAACCCAAGGGTGTAGTGTCTTATCGCTTCAACCCACCTCAGTCTCTTGTTGATGCTGGGGTGGTGAGCCGAAAGGAATGGGGTACTGATCTTAGACAGGTTAAGCTACTCGCCAAAGAGTTGAATGACTTAGTGGATAAGTACCGTGAAGAACAGGCATTGATATTTAATGTTAAGCCAAGCAGCACTGTTGCAAATTTGTCACAGTATTACTTTGCCTCTAATGATTTCAAGGCGTTACGTAATACAACTAAGGTACATTACAGGTACTTCATTGGTCTACTGGACAATGCCATAGGTCATATGAGGCATGGTGATGTTACCTCTAAGGTTGCAAAGCATTTGTATGAACAGTGGGTTGAGCAAGGCATTAGCTTCGCCAATCACGGTGCTACCTGTGCCAGCCGTGTCTTTAACTATGCCATTGAAATGGAACAGATCAACACTAATCCTTTTACCAACATCAAGCGTAAGCCTACACCACAACGTAAGGTAGTATGGGAACATTCAGATGTGGTAAAGTTTATGGACACTGCCTTTACTCAATACAAGTACCGTAACATGGGCATGATTGTGTCTATGGCTTACCAGTGGTGTCAAAGACTAGGTGACATGCGTATGCTAACGTGGGATGCCATTGACTTTGACAGGCAGCGCATGTATCTTCAACAGTCTAAGCGTAGGGCAGAGGTGTTCCTACCTATTGATGACGAGTTGTATGTAATGCTACAAGAACAACGTAGTGACTATGGTTTTCAGACCTATGTTGCACCACACCCTACACCTGTAGCTGGTAAGTTTAGACCATACAGTATGGAAAGACTATCTAAAGTAGGACGTAGGATAATGAGGGCAGCAAATCTATCAGAAGACTTACGGCTTATGGACTTACGTAGGACAGGGGTAACACAAATGGTTGAAGCAGGTGTACCATTGCCACAGTTGATGGCTGTTACTGGTCACACACATGTTGCATCTGTGAAACCATACATAAAAAATACATTCGCCTCTGCCAATAAAGCCTTGACAGCCCGTAATGCTCATGTAGAATTGAGTGTAACGAAGAACATTGAAAGTGATTGGCTATGAAATATAAATACGTGTACATACATCTAAGGGATGCAGTTAATGATGATGGTGAAGTTGTTAATCTTAGAATAATAAAGACTGACTTTGTAGAAATGTTCCATGATCGTATAGAGTTCTGGTCATATGAAAAGGATGGACATGACCAAATAGAATTGTCTGTAGATGGATCATATGATTGGGAGATAGATGGTGTGACGTATAACTTTTGTGCAGTACGCCCTGTTATCATGGGCAATTAAGGATACCACATGAACATAATAGAAATCATAAATGATTTGCAGCTTACTGTTGGTGACAGTAGGCGCATGACATGTCCTGTATGTCATACAAAGAATACATTTACTATTACTAATACTATGGGTAAAATTGTATGGAATTGTTATAAGGCTAGTTGTACAGTTAGTGGTGCAACCAATGTGTCTATGTCTGTAGGTGATGTTCGTAAGGCACTTGGTTATATGACTGACGAGTTAGACCCTGCCCCATTTATAAAGCCTGACTACCTAGTTAATGATGGGCCTGAGTGCTGGAATTTTCTTAAACAGTATGGCCTATCATCTGAAGATGTTATTGTATTGTATGACGTAAAGGATCACCGTATAGTCTTTCCTGTGCTAGATGATAGAGGTTGCATAGTTGATGGATCAGGTAGATCACTGGGAAAAAGAATACCTAAATGGAAAAGATATGGTAATAGTGACTTGCCATACCATTGTGGATGTGGTAATGTCGCTGTAGTGGTAGAGGACAGCGTGAGTGCCGCAGTTGTAGGTGCGACAGTGAACAACGATCTAAAGCTGGATGCCAAAGATGATGATGTATATGTCGGGGTGGCTGTGTTGGGTACGTCATTATCAGAGGGACACAAGCGATACTTGTCGCAGTTCTCTACCATAATAGTAGCACTTGACCCCGATGCTTTACCCAAGTCACTCAAGTTTGCTAAAGAATTACGCACGTACTGTCCAGATGTACGTGTTTTAAAGTTGACAGACGATTTAAAATATAGTAACCCTGACGATATCAGTAATCTGATAACCCTAACACAAGGATAAACCCCACATGGAACTAGCACTAATACGTAGCCTGATGAACAAAGAGTTTTACGACAGTCATCGTGGCTCTCGTTGTCCAGAACGATTGTTCAGTCCTGATGTACGTAAGATTAAGAAGGCCATTGACAGTGCCATGCACCGTTATGAGCGTACCGTTACACCTGACGAGATTGAGGCGTTGTTTATGTCAAACAATGCTACCCTGACTACAGCACAGAAGACTGCCTACAGTGCGCTGTTCGCTACAGTAAAGCGAGAACAGCCTATGGGTGAAGACATTGCACAAGAGGTGCTGTCCAAGCTGTTCCAACAGGTGATTGGTGAAGACATTGCTAACCTTGGCTTTGATTATGTCAATGGTACAAAGGATACCCTTGAGCCATTACGTAATATGCTTGAGCAGTATGGTGATGACTTCACGCCTAAGCTAAACATTGAGTGGGAAGACACAAGCATTGACCACATCCTTGCACTCAACAGTCTTGAGAGCCAGTGGTCATTCAACATCCCTACACTTACCCGTAAGGTTGAGGGTGTTAATGCTGGTCACTTGATTGAGATTGGTGCTAGGCCCAACACTGGCAAGACTTCATTCCATGCCAGCCTGATTGCTGGTGAGGGTGGCTTTGCATGGCAGGGTGCTAAGTGCATTGTGTTATGTAACGAGGAAGGCTATCACCGTGTAGCCCACCGCTACATTACTGCCGCCTCTAACATGGAAGCCAAAGAGGTTGTAGCCAACAAGTTAAAGGCAATGGCTGCATACGATAAGATCAGGGATAACGTCAAGTTCAAGGACGCTACTGATCGTGACATGGCATGGGTTGAGAGTGTCTGTAAGACATACAAGCCTGACATTGTGGTGCTTGACATGGGTGACAAGTTCGCCAAGACTACAGGGTTCTCTCGCCCTGACGAGGCACTCAAGGCTAACGCTATCTATGCCCGACAGATTGCCAAGCAGCATGGCTGTGCCATCTTCTACATGTCTCAGCTATCTGCTGATGCAGAGAACAAGGTGGTACTCAATCAGTCTATGATGGAAGGCTCACGTACAGGTAAGGCTGCAGAGGCAGACCTAATGCTGTTGATTGCAAAGAACCCACCTGTTGAGGGTGCAGATGAAGAGGACACCATGCGCCACCTCAATGTTGTCAAGAACAAACTGTCTGGTTGGCACGGTATTGTACACACCAATCTGAACTACAAGACAGCGAGGTATGAGGCATGATAAATAGAGACACACACAGAGAGTTATGTGAAAAGTATGAGGCGGTAAAACGTGACGCAAAGTATTGGGAAACACAAGCTAAGACATTACGTACACGTAACGTACATTTGTTAGAAGATGTAGAAAGACTGTCTGCACAATTAAAATTATGGAAAGGTACAGCACCATGAACAACTATGTATATACAGCCATTGGACTTGTGGTATTTTATGTAGGACTAAAAATGTTTAGTGGTGGTATGAAATCTATGGGTAACATAGATCACCTACAGTGGTTCTTGGGCAACCCTATCTATATGTTCTTTGGGTCAATCGTTATGACACTGGCATGGCAGAGTAGTAGCCTTAGTACTACGGCTATCATTGCCTTGGTTGCATCAGGTGTACTACCCTTACCTGCTGCTGTTGCTGCTGTACTAGGAGCTAACATAGGTACAACAGGTACGATCTGGCTGGCAGGGCTGCTAGTGTCTGACGGTATGCCTAAAGGCGATACACTACGTATAGCCATGATACACACTGGCGTTAATCTTTTGATGGCACTAAGTCTGTTGCCATTTGTAAATCACATAGCTAAATTTGTAGGTAAGGTAGGTCAATGAGACAGCATATATACGACACGTGGACACTGATCATGGACTCAGATAGAAGCCCACTAAAGAATATACCTGATACATCTACACGCCACATGATCTTACAGATACTTGCATGGATGTGGTGCATTGTGTTTAGTATTTTCTTGGGTAGCTATCTTGTGTTTGGGTTGACAGCGATAGCGCATGTGTTACTACTGGCTGCAATAGCTATCACTGTCGGTACGTTTGATACTGCTAACAGGAACCCAAAGACGTTATCTGATTTTGCCATGCGTCTTGATGGGTACAATGGTAGACGTAACAATGGGGAGCATGACTAATGATTGATGTAACATACATAGACCACATGGGCAGTGACCTGTCTGTAGTAAATGCAGCACGTGTATCCTTTGGTAAAAAGAGTGAGGCACTAGGAACATCAGGTGTAGAGGGTGAGCCTATGACACCTATACTTAATGACCCTGACAAGAGGCTGATCAAGTACCTAGCCAAGCACAGACACATGTCACCATTCGGTCATGCCTTTGCCAGCTTCCATGTCAAGGCTCCTATCTTTGTAGCTAGACAACTAGTCAAGCATAAGTTCCTACGTTGGAACGAGATTAGCCGTAGGTATGTAGATGATAAGCCTGAGTTCTATATGCCTGATGAATGGAGAGACAAAAGTGCAGATAAAAAGCAGGGTAGTGGAGGTAAAAGTCAATCTCAGTACTTCCCTAACATCTATGTCAAAGAGGTGGCAGATAAGGCACTAGGTGACTATAAAAAGATGTTGGTTCAAGGTATTTGTCCAGAACAAGCACGTATGGTGTTGCCACAAAGCACCATGACTGAATGGTATTGGTCAGGTAGCCTTGACGCCTTTGCAGATATGTGTAGGTTAAGAATTACACCAGATACTCAATACGAAAGTAAGCGGGTAGCCCTTGGTGTGGATAAAGAAATGTTAAAACTATTTCCTATATCATGGAAAGCACTTGAAGAATAAGATGATAAATGACATCACTGTATTAGTTAAGGGGCAATACTTGCCAGTATTAACACCACAGTAGTAGTAGGAGAGGTAAATGACAAACCCTAATGAGCAAATGACCAAAGCTCTAACCAACAAATGACCAAGCGTATACCCATGAAGGGTGGTGATGAGTACGATGGGCTTACCAAAGCACGTAAGTTTTATCTATGGAAGAGTGGTCAGTTAAAGAAGATTAAACGTGCTTACAATAAAAGGTTTCGTAAACATAATAAGGAGATAAAAGATGAGTGAATATATTAATAAACCAATCAAGATTACAGATATAGAAGATCATGAAGATGGTAGTGCTACGTTGAAATTAGAGCTTGACCCTGAAACATATGCTGCTATATTCAATGTGGGGTTTGTTTACTTAATACGGAAAGGTATTGATAATGATACTGACATTAGACGTGGAGAATACGACAACGACTAGAGATGGCAAGCTACACCTTGATCCATTTGAGAAAGACAATTCATTGACACAGGTAGGCACACTGGATCAATCAGGTAACGAACATATCTTTACCTTTGATCATTCAGAAAAGCAGGGTACACCATTTGATCACCAATGTGTGCAGTCTATGCTTGATAAGACTACTGTACTGGTTGCACACAATGCAGTGCATGACTTGCTGTGGCTATGGGAGTCAGGCTTTATCTATGATGGTAAGGTGTTTGACACCATGCTTGGTGAGTATATCTTACAGCGTGGGCAGAAACAACCCCTGTCCCTTGATGCATGTGCAGAGCGTTACGCATTAGACACACAGAAGCAGGACACACTCAAAGAGTACTTTAAGAAGGGCTACACCACACGTGACATACCTTTGGCTGAGTTGACAGAGTATCTGTCCCATGACCTACATGCTACGCAGCAGTTGTACAATACAATCACTGCCAAGCTAGAGGGTACTACCCTGCAGGACAGTGTTGATCTGACTAATCAACTTGCCATACACCTTGCTAAGATTTACCAGCGTGGATTCAAGGTTGATACAGATGCACTAGAGGCAGTACGTAAAGAGTACGAGGATGAACGTGACGAGTTAGTGTGTAGCCTTGAGGCACACACACATGAGTTGATGGGTGACAGACCAATCAACCTCAACAGTCCAGAGCAACTTGCATGGGTTGTGTATGGTCGTAAGCCTGATGACAAGAAAAAATGGGCTGAAGTATTCGGAGAAAAATGGCAAGAGCATGTGTTCAAGTCTAATGTAAACAAGCACTCAACTAAGTTGTACAAACAGAAGGCAAAGCAATGCAAGTCCTGCTATGGTAGTGGGCAAATCAGAAAGGTAAAGAAAGATGGAACTCCTTTTGCAAGACCCAACAGGTGTGTCGGGTGTGATGGTTGTGGGTATACTTTTGTGGATACTAACCAGTTAGCTGGCCTACAATTCACTGCACCTACTGCCAAGT